CAATAAATACAATACCTCTTTCAGTTTTATCAACATCATAATCAGCATCTTGTAATAGTCGAACTAATAAACTTTCAACATCTTCACCAACATAACCAGCTTGTGTCAATACTGTTGCATCAACAATTGCAAATGGAACATCAAGTAATTTTGCTATTGTTTTGGCTAATAGTGTTTTACCTGTACCTGTTTCACCAACTAACATAATATTAGATTTTTCTATATCAACATCATCATTAGGTGTTTGATTAACTCGTTTATAATGATTATAAACTGCGACTGATAATGTTTTTTTAGCATCATCTTGACCAATTACATATTTATCAAGATGTTCTTTAATTTGACTTGGTGTTTTTGTAATATCTATCTTTTTAATAACTTGTTTTTTATTAATGATATTTTCTTTAACAATAATTTGTGCTTGTTCAGCACATTCATTACAAATATAAGCATTTATACCTGATATAAGTAAATCAACTTCTTTTTTCGTTCTTCCACAAAACGAGCATTTATTTTCATTCATGTTTATTATATCTATATTTAGACGTTTTGTTTATTTTATAATTTTCATATTATCTAATTAAAAAGATTGAACCAAAATGTGTTTTTTTTTCGAAACCATTATATAAACCTAAACAGAAACCACCTTTATAACTAGATATATCATAATGCACTTCAGTTATTTTCCATATATATACATCAGATGGTAATATTTTACCACCTAAATAACCATCCCATGATTCAGATGGTGTTCCATCAATTAATTTATTTGAATACCAAACTTGATTACCTCTTGAATCAAATATCCAAATTTCATATTCTAATAAATTTGTACCAAGTGGTTTGAATAATCTAACACCAATTGGTGTACAGTTTGGTGCAATAGCATTTGGTACAAATAGTGTTTCTTCAACATAATCAGCTTTATATGTAGAATCTATTTTTTGTAATTCTGATTCAGATATAGAATCATTTATTTGTGCATTAACAAACATTGTTATTAATACAAATAATATTGTCATTATTTTTTTCATAATATTATTTATTTTCAGGTATTAAATTATTGATATATATCCAATCTTGTGAAAAAATAGGCGAACCTTCTGATACCCATTCATTTCTACCATTTTCTAATTGTTTTTTTACAATCATTCGTCCTCTTTTCAATTTGTTATCATAATCATTCCAATTGATTCCTTTTTGAAAAATCATTTCTTGCATTTGATCAGTATTTTTGAATTCTAATTCTTTGTGACTATATAATGATTGTGCAACAGATGATATACTATTTCTTGTTGTGTCTTGTTGTCTCCAAAGAAAATAATTAGCAACTTCTGATTTTGTTGGTAATGTAAATACTCTTGAATCAAATTCAGCAACAGACATATGTGATATAATATTATATATATCAGTGATACAAAAATCATTTATTAAATCATTATTTTTATCTATATTTCTAAGAATTCTTAAATGATTGAATTTAGATGTTGCCATTGATGCAGAAACAGATACTATTTTTTGTACAGAACCATCAAACCACATAGATGTATTTAATTCATCAAAATCAGTAACTAAAATAGATATTTCATCTGATTGAACAAATGCGCATTTGACACCTTGTATTTTTTCACATAAATATACAGCAGTATTATCCATATCATCTATTAATCCCATATCAAAAGGTCGTTCTAAACCTCTTGTGTAATTCTTAAAAGATCTACCATCAATTCTGATAATGTTATAAACTCTTCTTGTTAGATATGTTTTACTTCTGTCTTCGTAATTTTTTTTCATACGATCACCTAGACTATCTTTATTCTTTTTCATAATTTCTTTTTTGTAAATTTATTATATTTATTTGAATTTCCATTTATAATTTTTATATTTATTTTTAATACCTCTGCAACATTCTGATATAGATGATTGATTATAACCCAATTCTATATTTATTAAATGTCCACTTTCCCATTCTCTTATCATATTATCATCTAAATCATATTGTACTATTCTTTTTTTATTATCTACTGGTTTCCAAAATATATTATTATTATTGAAATAATTTTTTATACATTTTATATGAACATTATATTTTATACTTAATTTATATATACTTATATTATTATTCATAAAATCATGTTTTATATTATCATAATGTTTTTCATAATGTTTTATTCCATTTAATTCTATATTTTTATTTTTAATTGGTATATAATCCCATTTGTGACTATAATCTTTTATTGGGCATTCACCAATATCTTTCAAGAAATCTTTAACCAGTAATCTTGGTATTCTTACTAGATATTCTTCTTTTTGTTTTTTCATTATATTTGCACTATATTTATTTAATGAATTACACAAAAACAATACATCATCTTTTGTGAATGCATTTGTATGTAATTTTATATACATATTCTTAGCATCCAATTGACCATCACCTATATACCAAAATAAAAGAACCGTATTATCTATAATAATATTTTTTGGTACTATTTTTATATTATCTATATAATATTGGTAATAATATTCAGTAAAGAATGGTAAACACTTTGTTCTAAAATGATAATTGACATATGTTTTATTTGTTCTTTTATCATATATTTCTGAACGTTTTATTTCTTTATAATTATCTGTACAATATTCTTTAAAATATTTATGTACAAATTCTACATGTTGTTTAGATGATGATAAATAATTAAAACATGCATTTTTACAATTTTTATGCATATACAAACAACCATCACCTAATAAACAACCATTAATAACACTTTGTATATTTGTGAAACACATTTTATTAATTTTCTTTTTCACATATATATTAAATATCGATTGTCATAATTTTTAATTTTTAATTAATTCATTTCTATACATTGCACAAATAATATTTTTCATATGTGTGTAAATTACATTTGGCATACCAAAATTTATCATTGTATTCAACCGACATTTTATATCTTTGAACAAAAGTTGTAAAAGATATTTGTATTTACTGCTATCATCAATTTTATGTAATTCTTTTAATAAAATTCGATATTCTGTCAATAGTGTAATACATTTGATTGTGTATTTGTATTCATTATCATTTAGTATATCAACTAATGAATACAATACTGGATATTGGTTAACATCACCAATAGTATCTGTTGTTATTTTTTTGTTCTTCATTTTCTATTTATTATAATTAAAAAACCAATATATATTATATATGATAATATAATTCCTATTGCAATACCCCATAATTCTAAAGGCATTACAATATCCATTTTTCTAAGTATTTCTAACATTGTTTATAATGTTTTTTGAAATCATCATTTGTCATTGTGAATAAATGTAAGAAATTATCACCAGATTTATATTTTTTTGTGTGGTATGTTTCTACCTCAGATTTACATATCCAATCACCATCATTTAATTTCAACTTATGATCGTACATACAATCAATATATGGTCCATCTGGTGTGTTATCCCATCTACATGTAGTACTACTTTTACCAATTAATATTTCGATATCTTCGAATTTTTTACCATTAAAATATTGTTCGGCATATATCTTTTCTCTACTTTTATATCTTTTCATATTATTTTCTTTTTCTAACATATCATCAACAAATATAATATCTTTTTCTAAAATATTATCCATAATAAGACAAGATTTTTCTGAAGTGTCAACATAATTTATAATGCCTTTAGGGTATTCAAATATCGTTGTCAATAATTTCATATCTTCTCCACATGAACATTTCAATTTTCCTTTATGAATATGTTCATATTCAAATCCAATACTTCTCTGTTCTTTATCAGTTACTATATGTTTCATTTTAATAAAATGTTCTTCTTTACACTCTAAACAACGAACTCTTATTTTATTATTAAATTTTATCATAATTATTTATATTTTTTAAGAACATTCTACGCTTTGATGAATAAAATTTTTTAAGATCAGTTTTCGATTTTCCAATCATTAATTTTTCCATGATTTAGGTGTTCCAGACATTTTATCTGCTCTACTACTTCTACTTTCACCATTATGTGATGTTAAATTATTTGTTTTCATATTTTTAATTAATTATTAACAAATATAATACTTTTTTTAATAAATATTAAAAAAAGAATGAAAATTTTATGAAATAGATAAAATTTGTGATTAAATATTTAATATATAATAAAAAAGAAAATTATATATGGAAATTTGGAAAACAATGGAATCACCATATGAAAAATATGCAATTTCTAATAATGGTAATATTAAAAATAACAATACTGGATATAATTTTAATCTAAATAATAAAGAACTTGGTTATATTAGAATATCTTTAACAAATGGTCACAAAAATCATAAAGGCTTTTTAGTTCATAGATTAGTGGCTAAATATTTTTTAGATAATTATACAGATGATTGTGTAGTACATCATAAAGATGGAAATGTAATAAATAATAATATTTCTAATTTAGAGTGTATGACAATTTGTGAAAATAATAATAATAAAATTTTTACAAATTATGGTAAAAAATTTAGAAAAATATCACAATATGATATTTATGGTAATTTAATTAAAATTTGGTATAGATGTAAAGATATTGGTGATGTTAGTAAAAAAGGTATTTATGATGCATTAAAAAATGGAAAATTATATAATGGATATTATTGGAAATATTATGAAGATGATATTGAAAATGAAAAATGGAAAATATTAAAAATTGATAATATTGATATTGAAATATCTTCATATGGTAGAATAAAATTAAATTCTGGTAAAATTACATATGGTACAAAAAGTATTCAAGGATATTATAGTGTATTTTTCAGAAAAAATAAATCATATAGAGTTCATAGATTAGTGTGTATGGTTTTTAAACCATTAAATAATTATGATGATTTATATGTTAATCATATTGATGAAAATAAATCTAATAATCATATTGATAATTTAGAATGGGTGTATCCTTCTGATAATGTTAAAAAATATTATGAATTAAATTCTAATAAATTTAGAAATATCCGAAGAAGAAAGGTTATTAGAATAGATATTAATGGTAATGAAGTTGAATATGGTTCATTAGAAGAAGCTGCATTAATGAATAATATCAAAAATAAAGGAAATATAGTTTTAGTGTGTCAAAATAAAAGACATACCGCAAATGGTTATAGATGGATATATAAAGATTAATTATTTAATCTTTTGGTCCATATATAAAAACATTACCCATTTATAATATTATATGTATTTAAAAATATTTTTCTTTTAACTATCCAAACATCTGTTTTATCTTCACGATTTCTACAAATAAAATCACCTATATCTGCACGTTGTATATATTTTTTTGTATCTAATATAGATACTTCTTCACCCCATTGTCCAAAAATGAAAAATTCCTCATTACTAAAATATAAATCGACACCACTACATGATACATCTTTTGTTATTTCAATACATTCGACAGAATTATCTGGTCTTGGTTCACATATCATCCAACCGTCTTTGTCGACATCAATGATATTATATTTTTGAATTAATTTTTTTGGCATCTGTTGCCAAATATCATTACTATCACCAAGACAAATAACAGAACCATCACCAAGTGGTTCTTTTCCTTCTAATGTATCAATCAAAAACTTAGATAAAACACTTCTATCAACCATCAAAGATATTGATGGTTTAGCTTTAATGTTCTTAGTTTTCTTTGCAATATTCCAATTACTTATTTTATCTATTTCTATTTTTTTCATCTTAAATTTTATCTAATCCTTGTTCTAAATAATAATCCATTAAAAACGCACCACACGAACTTCCGATATCTAGTCCTGGCGGTATATAATATTCATGACTAATACTATATTTATCCAAATATTTTCTAAAAATATTCAACTTTTCTTTATTAGATGCGTGATAATCAATTGATTCCTTTTCGTTGAAGAATAAAAATTTAACATTCATATTTTTATCTTTCAAGAAATTTGACAATAGTATTGCATCTTGTTCAGTATCATTAATACCACTTATTAATGTATAATGTATTTCTACTGCATTGCCTGTAACTTTTTTATAAAAATCAACAGCGGATAATGATGGTATAATATCTAATGATTTTGGCATCCAATCTTTTCTAATCAAGTCAAATGTGTAATGTAAAGATAAATGTATTTTAACTGGTAAATTATAATCTTTTATTAAAAATGTTAATTTGAAAAATTCTTCTGCTGATTTTTCTGGTATTGATGTAGCTATTGCAAATCTAACAAAAGGTATTTTATATTTTTCATCATTTTCTAATTCATGTTTTATAGATGTCATCATATCAATAATGTTTTGAACATTATATAATACTTCTCCACAACCCATTATTGATATCAATAATGTTCTTTTGTAAGATTCTAATTTCAAATCATTAACAATATATAATATACTATCTAATAATTCAATATCTGTTAAATTTCTGCATTTAATCTTACCAACATATTCCAATGTATGACAAAATTTACAACCAACAGTACACATAGATTGTGCAGGTATGCAAATTATATCTTTACCATCATCTTTATTTATATAAGAAAATTCGATAATTAATTTATCATCTGTTTTAAAAATATATTTTATAACATTGTCTGTTTTAGATTGTACTGTTTTTATAAATTCCATAATATTCATTTTATTTTTTACAAATATACATCAAAAAAATATGATTTCCAAATTTAATATATAATGAATATGGAAAAAATTAAAGACTTTGACACATTTATATTCGAAAATTATGATTTAGTTTCCGAAAAAATAGATTTTAAGAATGCAATTGAAAGATTAAAAAAATCATTCAATAAAAAAGAAATTGCAAAAAATATTGTAGTTAGTTTATTATCAATAATGACTTATTCACAAGTTACTAATTATATCAATAAACAAGATATACCACCAGTTGAGAAAAAAGTATTGATAGATGAATTGAAAACAACACAAATATCGAATGATACAAAAACATTAGATAAGATAGAAACGAAGAAGACTATACACAAAAATAGTAAAGAAATGCATCTATCACAAAATGGATGGGATCATATAAGAAATGAAGAAGGATTTAATGGTGTTGCATATAAATTGGGTGATGGTAAAATAACTATAGGATATGGTCATGCAGAAGATATTGGTCATTCAAAATATAAAGTTGGTGATAGAATATCAAAATCTGAAGCAAATAAAATATTCATAGAAGATATAAATTTTGCAGCATCTGGTGTTAAAAGAATATTAAAAGAATGGAGTGAACAAGGAATTTATATAAAATTAACACAAAAACAATATGATGTATTAGTTTCATTATCATTTAATATGGGTATTGAAGGATTAAGAACATCAGAATTTATACAAAAAGTTAAACAAAATAAATTAGATGCCGCAGCTAAATTAATAACAATGACAGGAATAAATGATAAATATCCTGGTTTAGAAACAAGACGTGAAAAAGAAAAAGAAATGTTTATGTCATAAAACAAAAAAAGATTACAATTAATTGTAATCTTTTTTTAATATTTATTCTTCTATTTTTAATCCTGAATTTTTTTCATAAAATTTGACTACTTCATCATATGACCAAAATGTGTGTATTTCATAATGTTTTTTTCCATCTTCACTTTCAAACATTAGTTCTAATACTTTCCATTTATTTGTTTTTTCATCTAACTTTGGTAATTTGTATGTCATATTTTAATATTATTTTTTGTACCATTGAGGTAATTATTTGAAATATATATTAAAATACATCAATGCGTTTTTAATATGATGTATTATTATCAATATATTTTATTTATACTGCTAACCATATATCAAATACTATTGTTGTTCTTGTTTTTCTACATTTAACGTGATATCTACTATAACCCAATTCGATTATAGTAGGATATTTACCAGTTTCTTTTATAGTATATTCAGACTTTAAAGAACCAAACAAACCATTATTGGTTTGTTTGGTTTCTTCATATTTTTTGAAGTATTCACTTACAATAAGTGAACGAATTTTATGTGTTAATACACAAAAATCATTTATTTTTATTATCATTATCTTCTCATAATATCATCAATAAGACCATATGTTTTAGCTTCTTCTGAAGTCATCCAATAATCTCTTTCACAATCTGTATAAATTTTATCATATGATTGTCCACTATGATCGACTAATATATCATATAATTCTTTTTTCAATTTTACAATTTCATTTGCAGTTGTTACGATATCAGTTGCTTGACCTTCCGCACCACCTAATGGTTGATGAATCATCACTCTCGAATGTTTTAGTGCAATTCTTTTTCCTTTTGCACCACCAGCCAAAAGAACTGCTCCCATTGATGCTGCCATACCTGTACAAATCGTTGACACATCAGCTTGAATATATTGCATTGTATCATATATACCAAGTCCGCTATATACCTGACCACCAGGACTATTAATATACATTTGTATATCTTTATTTGAATCCACTGATTCTAAAAAAAGAAGTTGTGCTTGAATAATATTTGCGACTGTATCATCAATACCACAACCCAAAAACACAATTCTATCTACCATAAGTCTATCAAATACAGACATAGTGGCAACATTAAGAGATCTTTCTTCAATAATATTAGGTGACATATAACCTTTCATTTTCGAATCAAAACTATGTAATGTCATAGAGTTTATACCTAGATGTTTCGTTGCATACTTATTAAATTCATTCATATTTTTATTTATTTAAATTATTTATTCTACAAATATATAATATTTTTATATAAAAGTTATCTTTTTGACTAAATATTTTTAATATATAAACCAAAATAAACAAAACATCTATGATAAATTATATTTATGGTTTATATGAAATTGGTAAAGAAGAAATTAAATATATTGGAAAAACAAATAATATAGATAAACGATTAAAAGAACATATAAAAGATTCTTTGAAAAATAATTCAACACCAAAACAAAAATGGATAAAATCTATTATTGATTCTGGTTCAAATATTGATATTAAAATATTAAAAAAAGTTGGTGATAATTGGGAAAATGAAGAAATAGATATGATATCATCATATAAAAATTTGACAAATGTATCAAAAGGTGGATTTGGAGGTAAAGGATTTACATATACTATTGATTATTGTGATTGTAAAGATATTATAAAAGATTTAGAATTGAAATCAATAAGACAATGGCGAATATATTCAAATTTATTACCAGAATTTATACCAAAAAATCCGAGTGAAACATATAAAAATAGAGGTTGGATTTCATGGGGTGATTTTTTAGGAACTGGTAGAAAACAAGATAATTTATTATCTATTGACTATGTATCATATGATGATGCTAAAGAATGGATAAAATCAAATTATAATAATATCAATACAATAAAAGAATGGAAAAAAGTAAAAAAAGAATTACCAATATTTATACCTAAAAGACCTGAAAGATACTATATAAATAAAAATAGAGGATGGATATCGTGGGGCGATTTTTTAGGAACTGGTAGAATAGCTAATCGAAATAAAAAATTCATTTCATATCAAGAATCATCTAATTTTGCAAAATCAAATAATATAATATCAAGAACACAATGGTATAAATTTCAATTACCATCTAATATACCATCTAATCCAGATAAAGAATATGATGTATGGATATCATGGGGTGAATTTTTAGGAACTGGTAGAAAACAAGATAATATTTTATCTAATGATTATTTATTATATGATGATGCTAAAGAATATATTAAAAATAATTTATCGTATATAAAAAATGGTACAGAATATTTGAATATTGGAAAAAATGGTAATATACCAAATATATTACCAAATCACCCAGAATTATATTATATTAGAAAAAATAGAGGTTGGAAAGGATGGAAAGATTTTCTTACTAAATAAATTATTTTTTTTCTATATCTCTTGTAAATAAAACATCTATTTTTTGTAAATTATTTGCTAAATCTCTTGCGAATTCACTTTCTTTATTATATTTACCATTTTTCCAATCTTCCAAGTAATTTATTATTAAATCAATTTTTTCATCTACATCATCTGATGGCGAATATTTTTTACAATTTTTACAATCATCATATTTTTCAAATGTTTTTATATTTTTCATATTCAATTATTTTTTCATATATATATTATTTTTTAAAAATAAAAAACTTTTAATGATTATTATGTATATAAAAATAAAAAGAAATAATATCATGGCATATTTAATAGAAAAGAAATATTTATCTATAGATAATAATATATGTGAAGATTGGAAAATAAAATCTAATCAAATATCAGAATATGTTGCTCGAATAGAGTGTATAAATATGTTAGAAAAAGAACCAGGTACGTATAGAATAAGAAATACATATAATGGTAAGATATCATTAATAATAACTTCAGAAAAATAAATTAATATTATGAGTATAACAGAAAAACCAAAAGAAAGGAATTTGTTTTTATCAAAACAAGTTAATCAAGATAGTATAAGTGATTTAACAAAAAAAATAATAGAAATAAGTGAACATGATTCATATATTAAAAAATTATATAAATTAGACGATTTAGAATATAAACCAAAACCAATAAAAATATATATTGATTCATATGGTGGACAAGTATATCAATGTCTTGGATTACTTAATATAATGGGTTCTAGTAAGACACCAATACATACTATAGTAACTGGTTGTGCTATGAGTTGTGGATTCATTATTGCGATTTGTGGTCATAAAAGATTTGGATATAAACGTTCTACGTATTTATATCATCAAGTTAGTTCAGGTTCAGTAGGTAAAATAAAAGATATGGAAGAAGATCTTGTCGAAGCACAAAGACTACAAAAAGAAATAGAAGAAATAACATTAGAAAAAACAAAAATATCAAGAAAAAAATTAAGTAAAATATATAAACAAAAAATTGATTGGTTTATAACATCAAAAGAGGCAGAAGAATTAAATATTATAGATGAAATATTATAAAATATTTGTTTTTTCATTTATTTTGTTGTATATTTGTATATAAGTAATTAAATAACATATTAATATCATTGTCATGGAAAATTTAATAGAAAAATGTAAAGAATTCGCAATAAAAAAACACGATTGTCCAGAACCTCAACATTATGGTAATTCATTATATTCATATCATCTATCAGGAGTAGTTGATGTGGCATTAAGATATATTCATCTTATACCAGAAAGAGATAGAGCAAATGTATTATCCGCATGTTGGTTACATGATATTTGTGAAGATACAGATATTACGCCATCAAGTTTAGAAAGACGATATAATAAAGATATTGCTTGGATTGTTTATCGAGTATCAAACGAATTCGGATGGACAAGAGAAGAAAAATTGTTCAAAACATTACCTAAAATATGGCCTTGTGATAAAGCAATTTTTGTTAAACTTTGTGATAGAATATTTAATACAACATCATCAAAAAATGGATTAGATGATAGAAGTGCAGAAATGTATAAAACATATACTGAAGAATATATTATTTTTAGACAATCACTTAAAGTGAGAGATTTATATCAAGATATGTGGAATGAACTTGATAATTTAAATACACATTAAAAAATGAAAAAATTCATAACAATAGGAGATATACATGGTCGTGATAATTGGATAGACTTTGAAGATATTAAAATTCTTAGTAATACTCCAAATATTATTACAGATTTTGATATGTATATTTTCGTTGGTGATTATACAGATTCATATACAGAAACTAATGCACAAATAAAAGAAAATTTATTAAAATTAATACAATTCAAAAAAAATTATCCAGATAATGTTATATTATTATTAGGTAATCACGATTTACATTATATGTTTGCTGATGATAATTTTCGTTGTAGTGGTATAAGACCAGAAATGTTTTTTGATTTGAATGAAATATTTAATGATAATAAAGAATTGTTCCAAGTCGCATATCAATATAATAATTATATTTGGACACATGCTGGACTACATATAGGTTGGTATACAATGGAATTTCCATTTAATAGTCCAAATATAGCTGATGATTTGAATGATGCATTTAGATATAAAGAAAAAACACTATTTGATTGTGGTATGAGAAGAGGCGGGTTCAAAAAACAAGGTGGACCATTTTGGGCTGATAAACTCGAAACTTGGCAAAAACCAATAAGAGGCTATCATCAAATAGTTGGTCACACACCTGTTAATGAACCAATTACGAATTTTCCTTATAAACGAAAAGATACTTCTGTAACATATGTTGATTGTGTTGAAAAAAATAAATATTATATTTTAGAAATAGATTAATGAATAAACTAATAGTAAGAGTAGATATAATAGATAATAATATATATCTATGCAAAGGTGTTAAAATAGAAAATGGTATGATTATTTCTGATGGTAAAAAATTATCATTTCCTATTAATCGTAGTCGTGGCGAATTGGATGGTGCTGGTTGTAATAATTATGAACAAGTAGTATCAAGCAATGATCAAAATATTGATGTGTTACGATTAGGTGACTATTTTAAAAATAACAATAATATACCAAAGATTCTTTTATTGGATTATGATAATAAAACAAAATCAATAAAATTCGATATCAATAAAAACATTATTGTCAGTGAACCAAGAATGTTTAATATATCAGAAGTATATGATTTGTGTCAATTAGCATTAGCAACACCATGTGATAGCAGTAAATATGCTGATAATTGGTGTAATGAATATATACTTAATTCAGAAGAAATAAAATAAAATTATAATGAAAACAGAAATAATACCAGTGATTCATATGCTGAATCAAAATCAAGTTTTAACAAATGTTAAAACTTGTATAGAATGTGGAATAAAAAAAATATTTTTAATAAATCATCAAGTATCAGAAGAAGAATTGATTGATTGTGCAAATAGAGTTAAACAAGAATATACAAATCTTTGGATTGGTATTAATATATTAGGCATATCAACAGAAAGTGCAATAAATAAAAATTTACCATTTGATGGTTTATGGTGTGATGCTACAATATCATCTGAAGATTCTAAAAAATATAGAAATTTCAAAGGTATGTTTTTTGGTGGACTATCATTCAAATATCAACCTCAACCAAAAGACCTAAAAATCGCATGTGATGATGCGACATTATCAACTGATGTTGCAACAACAAGTGGTGTAGGTACAGGCAAAGCCGCAAATGTCGATAAAATAAAAACTATTAGAGAATATTTAGGTAATCATCCTATGGCAATTGCATCTGGTGTATCTTCTGAAAATATACATAATTATAAAGATATAGTTGATTATTTATTGGTTGCATCAAGTATAACATCGTCAAATGAAATGATATATAAAGAAAAATTGATGGAATTATTATTAAAATTATAAAAAAAAATTTTTTTTCATAATATATTGTTTTTCATTATGTTATATAAAGATGTGATGTTTTTGATATAGATATAATACATAAAATATCGTAAAAATGTAAAAAATAGAAAAAAATGAATAAAAAACATCAATATATATCTAAAAATATAAATATGTTATTATGTATTCATTAAATGATGGTATCGTTACAAATTGGTAATCAATATATTAAAAAATAAATACAAAAACATTTGGAAAACGAAAAAAGTTGCCATATATTTGTAAAACGAAATTAAATAAATAAAAAGTAAAAATTTTGAAAAAAAGTTAAACTTTTTTAAGAATATGATATAAAAGATTAAAATAAATACAAAAATATTTGGAAAACGAAAAAAGTTGCCATATATTTGTAAAACGAAATTAAATAAATAAAAAGTAAAATAATAAGATAATAAATAGAAATAATGAAAAAGAATTTTAGAAATATGACAGATATTAATTGTACCATTAAAGTATGGGCTGTGGAGACAGCAACAGGCTTTAGAGGAGATGAAAGCTGTGGTAGTTTTAAAATTAAAAGTATAGAAAGTTAATGATTATACTTTAATAAAAAAATAAAACGTAAAACCACGGTTCAGATAAAAATTGAATCGTGGTTTTTTTTTGTTATAAATGTTACTAATTCAATAAATAGAATTAGAATTAAAAAAGTTCTTTGACATATTGGTAATTTAGAAAGAAATATTTTTCACTGGGTTTTAGTATCTGGAAAATACAAAACCTTTAAATGTTCGTGGAGAAAATTCCAGAAGTAACCCGAACAGTTTATGAAATGGATAAGTTACACCGATTTAATATTCTGTGATTTGATCACTTTATAAATTTATATTAACATATGAATTTATAAGAAATCAAATTCCGAGATGTTGTAGGTTTGAAAATGATACAAATCGGGTAAGTAAAAGGCTTACTTTCATAATCTATTGTCAGATAGTTTAATGTAAAACATACAGTTTCGATTGTATTTACTGGTTCATAACCAGTTCTGACAACAAATGGACATATAGCTCAGAGGTAGAGCGTTCCCCTGTTAAGGGAAGGGTCGGGATATCGTAATTCTCTTTGTCCGCAAAATTATTATAGTAATATTTTTAATGGTCGATAACATTCATTGTTAATTATTTTCATTTTTTTATTTTATATATAAAATAAAAAATAAATATGAAAGATTTAAAAAATACTAAAAAAATATCAGATGAATTAATAATGAAAATTAAATATTATTATGATATATATAATAGTTCTAGAAAAGTTGCAAAAGAATTAAATGTTGGTAGAACTACTGTTTTGAAATATATTAAAGATGATAAAAAACAAAAAAAGAATAATTCAAAAAATGTAATAGAGTGGCGAAAAAGGAAAAAAATAGAATTAATTGAATATAAAGGTGGATGTTGTGAAGTATGTGGATATAATAAAACAATAAGATCTTTAGATTTTCATCATAAAGACCCAAAATACAAAGACTTTGGAATATCTGGCAAATCATATTCTTTTGAAAGATTGAAAAAGGAAGTCGATAAATGTATATTAGTTTGTAGTAATTGTCATGGTGAAATACATGAAGAAATTGATATTAATGGATATTCAGATATAATTAATAATATAAAATAAAAATGGAACATTAGTGAAATGGTTATCACGTCTGACTGTTAATCAGTTATTTATGGTTCAAGTCCATAATGTTCCGCAAATGGTTCCGTGATGTAATGGATAGCATATCTCACTTCTAATGAGATCGTTAGAGTTCGAATCTCTACGGGACTACAAATAGGTTAGCATTCATCGGTGAGATAAGCGGTCTCCAAAACCGTGTCGAAAGATGTATAGGTTCGAATCCTATCTAGCCTGCATAGTTTGGTTTATCAGTAAGACTTTCCGAAAAGGAAACTGATATATAGTCCAGTAGTACAATGGTGGTATAACTCGTTGTCTGCGAGATGGTTGCGGGTTCGAATCCCGTCTGGACTGCAAAAGGGCAATTATTTCAGTTGGTTAGAATGCGAGCCTGATAAGTTCGTGGTCACTGGTTCAAGTCCAGTATTGCCCACAAAATGCTACGTTAGACTAGCGGTTAGGTCGCCAGGTTTTCATCCTGGTTTCAGTAATGATTCATGGGTTCGAATCCCATACGTAGTACTAATGGTCTATTAGGGTAGGGGATATCCTTTCTCACTGTCTATGAGAAGACACCAGTTCGAATCTGGTATAGACCGCATATGGTGTGTTAGTTCAGTTGGTTAGAATGCCTGCCTGTCACGCAGGAGGTCACGGGTTCGAGTCCCGTATGCACCGCAAACAGTATATTGAAAAATGTACGGTATCTTGTTCGTTTAACGGTAAGACTATTATATGAAATATAATAACATTGGTTCGAATCCAATACAAGAAACAAAATATGTCGCTATGGCCAAATTGGTAAGGCACCACACTTTCATTGTGGAGATTTACGGGTTCGAATCCCGTTGGCGATACTTTTTATAGTCTGTGTAAAAATGAACTATGTTTTTCTTTTTGACTATTATTATTTAATATATATATTATAAAGATTGTTTAATATTATGAAAAAATTATTTACTGAATATGAATTAAATTCATCAAAATCAAAAGATTTATTACCTATTGAATGTATTGAATGTGGAAAAATTTTTTATAAAACGAAACATTATATAAAAAGTATTATTATGAATCCTAATCAAAAATCGACAGGTGATTATTGTTCTAATAGTTGTACAAATACTAAAAAAAAGAAAAAACCACTTGAAAAAATATGTCCTATGTGTGGTAATGTTTTCAAAACGTTAGATTATTCTAAAAAATATTGTTCTAGTATTTGTTCTCATAGTAGAAAACAAACAGAATATACAAAAAATAAAATTAGTATATCTATTAAAAATTCTGAAAAAGCAAAAAATTCTATTTTAGATAGAAAATTAAAAGAAGATAAATTAACTTTTAAAACTTGTCCTATATGTTATAATGAAATGGTATTATTACCATCTGAAAAAAATAGGATATTTTGTTCTAATGAATGTTGTAAAAAAGATTTAAAATTCGAATTTAGAAAAAAACCAATTGGTGGTATTAGAGAAGGTTCTGGTAGAAGCAAAAGTGGTTGGTATAAAGGATATTTTTGTAATAGTAGTTATGAATTAGTTTTTGTTATCTATAATATAGATCATAATATATTATTTAAAAGAAATTTAGATGGTTTTGAATATTTACACGATGGTGTTATTCATAAATATTTTCCAGATTTTATTATAGATGATACATATTATGAAATAAAAGGTTTTTTGAGAGTAAATGATGAATATAAATTCAAATATTTTCCACACAAATTAAAAGTTATGTTAAAAATAGATTTAATAGAAATGTTTGATTATGTTAAATCTAAATATGGTAATAATTTTATTGAATTATATGAAGGTAATCCACATAAGATAAAAAATAATATTTGTCTAATTTGTGGAAATCCAGCAAAAAATATATATTGTTCCAGAAAATGTTCTGGTATTGGTATTAAAAAATAATGTGGATATAACTCAGTCTGGTAGAGTGGTGCCCTGAATAGGCAAGAGTCGTTGGTTCAAATCCAACTTTCCACACAATAATTGGTACAGTAACTCAGTGCTAGAGTGGTCCTCTGAAGAGGGACTGGTCGCTGGTTGGAATCCAGCCTGTACCACAAATATATGCCGAGTTAGCACAGTTGGTAGTTGCGATGGAATCATACCCCATAGGTCGTCAGTTCGAATCTGACATTCGGTACAAATGGCTAAGTAGTTTAACTGGAAGAGAATAGTACATTTACTTAGAAGAAATTATAGTTGTTGCAACAATCTATATTTCTGATAGATAACTTGATTTAGATAGCTGCAGAAAAATCAAAAATCAATGGATAAATACTATTCGAGAACATCAGATTTATCTGAAAGTGTGGGTTCGAATCTGACATTCGGTACAAATTGATATAAAATTAAAAAAAATAAAATTAAAAATTATGAAGAAAGTCAAACGTTAAAAAAGTTCATTGTACCAAGTTACAGATGA